GATGTGGGGGTGAGCATCATAGTGCCTGCACCGCCCATGGGTACTGCTACTGATTGCTGATATCTAACTTGCTGTGCAGCAAGTTGACGCATAAGGCTGTTTTGTCTTGTATATCCAGCAACTGCCTCTCGGAAATATTCCCTCATAGTGAGGCGGTTTGCGGCTAGTTGCTTACCAAAATTTTCTACAGCAGCATGTGCTTTTACTGTTTGAGTGGTAAATCCACCAATTTGACCAACATTAGCAGAAAATGTAGAGGCTAGATTTCTTTGTGCAGAAATTGCAGATTTATCAAGGTTATTAAAAGCGGCACTCAGCGCACCAATTTGTCCAGTAAGTGCTTTAATTTGCGCCTGGGCGGCAGAAAGATTAGCGTTATATGTAATTACTGAATTAATATTAGCCAAGTTCAGTCCCCTCCGCTATTTCATATATAACGCCCATATCTGGGGTGAGGCCCTGTTCAATTGCTCCAGCCATACTTCTATCACCAGTCAATCTGGCCACCGCCCGTGCCTGAATTTCTTCCACGCTAGGAATTCTACTTATCTCTGTATCGATATCTTCATCGATCTTCTCGTCAAGGTCCACGCCCTGAAGAGCAGCCATAAATTTTTGCCTCCTGCGTTCAGATTCGTATATTGCTTTTAGTGTTGCAGCAAGTTCTGGCATAGATAGCGACGATTCAAGTTCATCGTAGTCTTTCCAATGGCCTAGAAGAAATACCTCGCCAAGCATGGATGCTAGATCTAGATCCTCCCAGCGAGTTCCTGAGCCGTCGCTACTAGGTTTGGGTCATTCAACTTAATATCTGCAGCGATTTCAAGGATCTTGTACATCGTCTGGAGATCTACTGCTTCTTCAAGTTTTTCTGTATCCCCCGCCAAATCTGGGGCAAATTGGCGGAAGGCTATTGAAGTGCATTTGATGAGAACATCTAAAAACTGATCCTCATTCTCAACTTCTGAGGCCTTTTGCCATTCCTTCATAACTTCTCTTAAATTCTTTAGATTAAGAGGTTTTACAGTAATAGTTTGACCATCAAGAAGTTCTAGTTCAATAGTCTCAAAAACTTTAGTAGCCATTAAAAATCCTTTCGTTATTTAACAATATTATATCCTATAAATGATAAAGACGCAGCAAAATACTGCGTCCCTATCATAAACCGTATTAAATTATTAGAACAGTCTGTCAACAATCTTGCCGTATGCAGCGTTGCCGTCAGGGGCCTCGTTAGAGGTAGAGGGTAGAACGCGGAAGTTAACAGGGAATACGGTGGCATCGTCACGACGGACGCCAACACCAACTGCTTCAACAGAAACAGCGCGGTAAACCATGTAGATTCTTTCTGCCTTCTTGCCTGTGCCGCCTGATTCAGCAACGGAGGTGGGGGCAGAACCAACGAAGCACATGGAGCGCTCCACGGGAGCAATACCAAGTGAACCACCATTAAGATGGAGTAGATTCTGGACCTGTGCCGTAGCAGAACCACTAACGAATACTGCGCTAGCACCTGCAACACCTAGGGTGCTTGCAGAGCCGTCTGCTGCTGTGATTTGGTTGTAGGATGCACCTGCTGATGCACTCTGGAAGTCACCAGTTGCACCGCTGGCACCACCAATAGCAACGTAAAGATTTTCTAGCGTAGCCTCCGTAAGTGAAGTAGCAACGGTAACTCTTTGCTGAGTCTTGAACAATCTTGCTGTGTCAAGCAACTGGTCAACCATAACGTCATTGAAGGTTGGCTCAATGTTGAGTGTGACGCCCTCCATTGTGTAACCTAAGTGGTACCAGTCACCATCGGAAACTGTAGTAACGTTGCCTGGGTCCTGGGCGGTTGCAGTAGCAGATGAAACATTGATTTTGTTGTTTTCTACACCGTTCTTACCAACGTATACGGTTGCTGCGCCTGTAATAATATTCTTTGCATTAAAGTCTCTGGCCATTTATTTTTTCACCTCCTTGAAGCGGTAAAATGTAACGCTTCCTCATAAATTATATTATCATGGGGGGCATTATTTTGTGTATTCATAGCATATTTTTAGACAGGTGATAAACTTAGGTTTAAAACTGTCAATACGCTTTTCGTCTGCAATAAAATTCTCTTGATCCACCGTAATGTATTTAAACTTAGTTTCATAGTTTTGAGAAGATAGGTGGTCATTGACATATCTGGCGCTTTCATCAAATCTCTCTAGAGCATCAACTATGTAATTTTTTAGATAGAAGATCTCCGGAATATCTCCCACAATGATGTAATCGGCCTCCTCTTTTTGGAGCGGCCAGAATGTTCCAGCCTTAGGAACAAACATGTAGTCATAGAGGATGTAGGGCATTTTTGACGAGTCCACCGCCAAATTTTCGGTAACGGGATAGAATGGCATAAAACTCATGGCGGAGGCGGTATAAATTGAGGTATCCCAAATAGCGCTAGCAGAAGGCTGATCATTCACTAGACCTCTTGCCCTATCCCACAAATAATTATTGATAAGCATGATGGGAAGTTCTTTATAGTTAGGCATAAGTTGATACCACCGTATCTGCAATATTCATAGCATCAATTTTAGCACGATTTACTGCGTCCGCCTTCATAGCATAGTTAATTCTAGGAATAGATACCTTTCTACTCACTATAAGCGATTGCTCTATTTTTTGGAAGAATCCAAACTTTTGTAAAACATTACCGCCCTGAGATGCCATGAATCTGGTAAAAGTTGATCCAAAACTTCCCTGCACCTCTGTTCCACCAGGATTACGAATAACAGATTTCTCAGATGTAACAAACCTTCCATCATCAAGTTCATATCTTAAATACCTGGCCCTTTTAGGGGTGACCACTACAGTTTGACCAGACTCCATAATATCCGCTTTATTGGGGAACGGATACCCTTCTCTGTTAGGCTCCTTGGCATTGACAAAAGAATAATTTAATACCGCCGATCCATCTGCAGAACTAATAACTGTAGGTTGAAATAATCTGGCAGAAGAGTTGCCCGTTTTGTCAAATTCATAAACGTGGTGGTAGGCCGATGGATTTTGTCTAGCCCTTGCATCCATGTATTCATTAAAATAATTTTTAATTAAAAATGCTGCTCCACGATTTATCTTTTGTTTGTTGACAGGGCTGTTATACAGGTTCTGTAAAACTGTCATGTCATAGGTCGATAGCGCCAGAACTTTTTCGGCAAATTGACCAGTATCAAATACTTTTTTAGCCATTATGTAAGCCTCTGAATTTCTTGTCTCATAAGGACTGTTTCATATTCAATGACGCTTCCGTCAAAATTAATAAGAGGGGTGCTGCCCCTCGGCTCAAATATAGTAGATGACTCAAATCCGCCCTCTGAGGAAGGATCTTGATTTTCTAGATAAATAACGGATGAATCATTTCTTACTTTGACAACCCTTCTATCTGAAGGGATAACTTCTGAGCACCTGAGTTTTACCATTGAATGTAATATGTTTAGGTAATTATTTACTTCTACGGCAGTAGAGTTTTCTCCGACCCCTTTTCTTAAAACTCCTCTGGCTACACAGTCTATTGTTTTTTCATATGCCCAAGATTTGACCACCGCTCCAGATTGAGGGTCCTGAGTCATTGTTGGCCTATAGATATCTGCCTTCATCGTGTAGGCGGTGGAAGTAATGCAGTTACCCATTTAAACCACCATATATCTAGGTTCTTTATAGTGAGCGATAAGGTTATCTACAGTAAGGTTTCCTGTTCCTGTAGAGAAATCTGAGCCATATTTAATATCGTATGAGTCGTTGGATAGTTCGGCAATATTTTTATTACGAATGTTGAAATCATTACACAAATAGTCTTCTACCAGCAACGCCGTCGCTTGTTCTATATCAGAGGGAACGTATTCCCAGCCCCAGATGCCATCAATTTCATATGCGTGATCTTTTTTAAACACACCATCATAGTAGAATACTGAGAATATTGGAAACTCAGCCGTTTCCTTATTCTTAGTAGAGGTATTAACAATTTTGATACGAGTCTTGGAATTGCTTACTTCAACGGGGTAGTCTAGTTGAACGCTAGAGTTATCTCTTTCGTAGACTAATAAATCATCTTCATATATTTTGTCTATTCTGTGTAAATTTTCTGGCAAGGGCAAAATGTCTGTATTGTTACCATAAACTACATGGCTCTTCTTTTGTTTGTAAAAATCTTCTCCAATGAATGCATTGAGGCTGAGGCGTGCTTTTCTTTCTAGTTTAACCAATGTAGCAGAAGATGTTCCAGATGGGATACTAGCCAAACCCTCTATTCTATCCCAGGTTGCATAGGGTCTAATTAATGAAACATTTTGTATTTCGCTGTATGCTCCAGCAGAACTAGTTGTGATAATCTCTAATTTGATATTTCTATCATATGATGTTGAGTCGGCATTAAAGGTAATAAAATATATTGATGAGCCGCTAGTTGTCGCCGCCCCGCTTTGAATAAATTCGGCGGTGTCAAGATCATATGCCTCAAAATATACATTAGTAGCATATGCACTAGCCGTATAAGTAATGGTTAACGGAGTATTATCTGCTCTTAAATATTCAATCATTTAGCACCGCCGTAAAGGAATTATTTCTATTTTACTATATTTTGGAATATGGAAAGGGGGCCGCTAATGCGACCCCCAAACCACAAATATTAAGTTATCAGCCAGTTACAGCGTTGGCCTTGGCAATTGCTGAAAGTTCTTCAACATTGATGCCCATGCGAACGTAAACTGTGTACTCAACGGTGTCTTTCTTTGGTTGGAACTCACGATGAACAGTAATATCTCTCTGGAAGCCCCAGATTCTGTTCTGTGGGAACGTAAGATCGACGTAGTTATCTGGGTATAGAGGAACTTCTAGTACGGGGATACCGAAGATAGAAGTCGTCATACCAGCAGCGCCGCCCATACGAGCGGGGGTGCCACGAAGAACGCCAGAAGCGATATCCTCGGGAACACCACCTGAACCAATTTGACGAAGATCCGTAAGGAGCGTTTGGATGTTCTTTGTTGAAGCGTAGAACTTCAATTCTTGACGACGAGCCTTGTACTTACGAGGCAATGCGTTGTAAAGATTCTCAAAGAAGGCAATTGCGGAACCTGACTTCAACTGACCAGCAGTTGTTGCAGCGGTGAAGAATGTTGATGCTGTAGTAAGTGTTGCTGCAGTACCAAAATGATTGCTGCCTGCTGCGCCATCAGCAAGTTTAACGAACCCATCAATTGTGTATGGGTAAGAAGTACCTGCGTATGAAGCGGTGCCCTGAGCGGCGAGACCATTGATAGCAATGTCTTCAAGATCGTTACCGAATTGGCTAGCCATTAGACGGACAATGTGATCTTCAAGAGCAGCGCCCTCAATGTTATCCTCAAGTGCCTCAGTTGAGAGTTCGTAATCCAAGCGGAACTTAGTTGTGACGACTTCAACCTTAGTGAACTGAGCACCACGGTTGACGTAGCCAGTTTCGCCTGCTCCAGCATCAAAGATGTTTTCACTTGCCTGTGATGCCTTGCGGATCAAACGTGTGCCAACCTGAATCTTATCGAATTCGGCTGTATTTGCACGCATGATTTGTCTACGACCATCGTTGCCTAGAACCATCTGATCGAACACATAGTCTAGGAAGCGACGGGATTGTTCTGGTAATAGTTGACCGCCACCAGATGCAACGGTGTTAGAAGTAAGATTCTCCATAACACCTGTACGACCAGTACCATCGGAAATGATGGCGCCTGCGCCTACATCGGTAACGGCTTTGTTAATAGCGTCACTCATGTTTTGCTTTACACCTCTCTTTCTTTTTTTAATTAGAAAATATCTGCGGAACTGAGGAAGCGTCCGCCCCATAATGATTTCTTCATTGTGGGTTGCTCTGGGAGACTGGATTCCAGTTCGCCAGACTTCTTAATTGCTGTTTCTTCCTCTACTGATTCGACGCGGTTAGCGATTTCCACGGCAGCAGAGTTAAGATCAGCCAAACTCTTAGTAACCTCTTCATACTTTGATTGAAGTTGACCAATCTTTTCATCGACTGCTTTAGCAAGTTCGACTACTGCGTTGGAGAACTTATCAAGTGATTCGGTATTAATTTCAATGGACTTAGTAATTGTCTCTTCTACAAAGGACTTAACTTCACCAAGGGCCTTTTCCATATCAAAAACTTCAGAGGTGGTATCATCGGCAACTTCAGCCTCAACACCATCGGACTTAGCCATAGCAAGGGCTTCAGTAACTACGTCCTCTACAGTTTCTTCTACTTCAAACGTTACTTCTTCAGAAGTCTCGTCTGTTGCCTCGGCGGTGTCAAGTTCTTCATGGCTTGTTTCGTTGTCAGCCATTTCAACACCTCCTTCTCGTTTTTGTAAAGTCAGTTCATTTTCCTCTGAATTATCTGACTTTTCTGTTGACAATGGGTGACCCTTTGGCAACAAATCCGTGTCATATGGTCTGTTATTGAATTTTCCTGTTCTTACCGCCTGCAAAAATCCGCCGACTCTTGCATACGCCCATTGTTCAGGTGAATATTCATCTGATTTCTGCATTACTGGATTTCCCTTAAATGCTGCTATGCCGCGTTCAAAAACCTTGCGAAGCATGACAAATGAGACATTCTTAGAATTAACATTACCATATTTTTCATTATGCTGAGAAACTAAGGTATTTAAATGATCTATATCTTCATCTGATATAGACTTTTCAATAATAGTTTTATTGGCTACCTTAATCTTCATAAGATCTGAAATATTTTTAGTTACAAGATTTTGTGTTGGACGGAATTTATTATCTGCCACCTGATCATAAATTCGTACCGCCGCCTTTTCTGTATCAATAACATCGACGCGGCCTTTAGAAAGTTTTGCGCCATCAGAGAATGCTACATAGTCTCCTGATTCAATGGGGCCGTCTGCTTTACGATATATACGCTTTTTCTTGCGATCTAGTTTAGGAATTCCGCCAGGAAGACCCTGTTGAGCATTACGAGCAGGAGTATTTGTACTAGTCACAGTCTCTTTCTCAATGTCTTCTTCATCCATATCGTCTTCATCCATATCATTTGATTTTCCTGCAAGACTTGAGATTCTTCTTAGGGTACTCATCTTATGACCAACCCGTGTATCCGATGGTTCCCAGCCATTTGCACCTTTACGATAGACACGAATAAGGACGGCAGGATTATCTTCTTCTGCATTAATAGTAAAATCTGATCCAGGAACATCAATAGACCCCGATCTAACGACTCTTTCTACCTTGCCCCTAGCAGTTCCGCCACTTGAATTCCAGGATACAAAATCGCCAACTCTTACTGAGTCTGCTTTGGCCATGAAATTATCTACTAGTTTGCCAATTTCTTCATTCTTTTTAACGTCTGTTGACTCTACCCATCCGATTTCATTCATATCTGACGAACAAATAGGACAAGAGGCTGAATCATTTTTCTCGGTGACGGCAATTTTATCCGTTGGGCACCAGAAAACATTTTCTAGTTCTATATTAGATACAAAGCCTGTAGTTACGGTATCATCACCAAGTTTTTCCACAGATAGGATATTGGCAAGTTGATTTGCAGGGGAATCTACTAAAGATAGTTCCATAAGTTCAAAGTCTTTAATTATTCTTACCGCCTGACCATCCTCATCTTTGTCAACTTTATTCTCATAGTCAAGGATTCTGCCACCGATAGAAAATCCTGTTAGAGTGCCGTCGAGGACTTTTTCCCA